CCATTAACAATGGAGGTTACTTCTTTAACTCTTTCTTTCCACTCTCTATGTGTTTCAATTAATTGATTTCTTCTATCCCAGAAACCCTGTGCTGGAGACAAATTTCTAGAACCTGAATTAGCAGATTCTAGAGGTGTCCCAAAATTTAACTCTCTACTCATTTCTTCCTTGCGAACATTCTATCCCTTATAATAGGCGGAATATTCCGTCTTGACACGACTTTTCCTAAATCTATGCTAAAAACGGACGAACTTTTACATTCGCCATTTGCGACCCAAAAAGCTATCAAAGCGTCCTGCTCTTTAGCCCAAGGGAATACTAGCATATCATCCATCAAAGGTTCAAGCTTTTGCTTATCAGAAATAGTAGCAGAAGGGAAAGCAACAAGTCCGCTATAGAATAAAGCCTGCATAGCACCAATACCATATTCCTCGTCCCACTTAGAACCTCTTTTACTTCCCACACCAACAGTTTTATGTTCCACCATCCTTGTTCCTGCCCAGTTAGCTCTGTTCCTAACAGTTTCATCTCCAAGAAGTGTTGGTGCGAAGTTTGTTTCAATTACTGAATAGGCAACTCGGTGATCTTTATACTTCTCCCAAAACTCATATAGTAATTTATTTCTAACTCCTGTAGCACCAAGTCTATGTCCGACAAAAAGATCCACAACAGTTCGTACGCCAGATTCTGGATTGTACGCCAAAAGAACTGACGCAGCTCTACCTGTCGTTGCTGGGTCTACTCCTAGAACTAAAATCTCGTCAGGAAAAACCTGACCAATAGTTCTATTGGCACCTAGCTCTAAAGCGTTATCAATAAGCTCTTGTTTAAAAATTGCTTCTGCATTCTGAACATCTTCTTGTTGATACACAAGTTTCCATCTCAAAGGATCTCTGGAAGAAATCTCATCTCTAATATCTCTTAGTCCAGGGATAAAAACTTCTGTATCAATCGTTGGGTCATACTCCCATTTACCATCTAAAGACCAATACTCATTCCAATTAGGTTTCTCTCCATCAGTATGTTCTTCTAAAATTGCAGGTATTGATACGTGGCGAAAAATTTTATGGTCTTTCCAAGATTCTTTCCATTGTCCATAATTATCTAATGGGTGAATCCTAGTTCCATTTACTAAGGTCTGTCCTCTCTGGGCCCTTGACCTTGCCTCCTGAGTAAACCATTCGTCAATTCTTTTTCTTCTAACATCTGTTTGTTGGTTCTCTAGAGTTAAAGCGTCATCAAGAATTAATAAATCTAGACGAGAACCATAAATCTGTTTACCTACAGATAGAGCTTGTATGGTTGGGTCCCTCTCACCAGATTCTCTTTGTCGAATTGTAATCTGATCTTTAGACCAACTAAACCCATCAGACTTTTGAGACTTAAATCCATTGAAATCTTCTATAAGATTTCTTTCACAATCCTTATACAAATGCGGGTCAGTTAAATATCTTTTAATTCTGTTGAGTAAGTCTTGTGCCTTTTCCCCAGACTTCGTAACCAGGGCAATTCGAATGTCTGGGTTTTGGCACATTTTGTATACAGGATACCATAGAGCGGAAAGCGTTGACTTTCCAGATTCAGGGTGTCCTAAAACTAATACTAGCCTTCCTTTCGGATCAGAGAGGCAATCTTCAATCTCCGTCTGATGCGGCGCAAACTCCACGTTAAAATATAACTTGCAGAATTCGGAAAAATCCATCTGCGATAAATCTGGGTAGGAATCTTTAACAGAATCTCCACTTCGTATTTCACGTGCTTCAGCGGCCCAATCTGGGTGTCTTTGGGAATTTTCCTCCCACCACTTTCTCGTGACACCAATACGCTTACACGCTTCGGAATATGTAAGCCCATATCTAATACATTCCAAGAAACATTCCATAGCCCAAGCTTTCCAGAGAGATGTACCCTTCTTGGCTGGCGGCGGAGGGAGATAAATTTCGACATCTTTATCGAAGGTGTGTATTTCATTGTTAGCTCCAAATATCTGTGCTTGTACTTTAGCCCTATCTGAAAGCAGGTCTGCATTAGACCTCTTTGGTCTGCCTGCTTTTACTTCTTTTGACATAACCTCACTATACTAGATATTTCCTCTTTCTTTAAATCTACATATAATCCCTCAAACTTTTTAATAGCATTACAACATTCTTCCCCCATAGCAAGGAAAATACTTGGCGCTGAAGGAAAAGCCTTTCTTTTTCCGTTTAATAAAAACTTTATTCTCCCTTTTTTAAACAATATAGCGTCTGATTTAATAACCCATTGATGAAACCATTTAGTGTCGCTACGGTTGAATAATAAAGCAATACCGTTTCCATGATTTATAAATTTTTCTAACCATAAACCCATTTCTTTTCTGCTGTATGGTGGATTTAACCAAACTCTACCATACCAATCTTTTTCTAAACCATTATCTTTTATTGAATACCAACTTTTAACAGGAATATATTCTGGCTTATTTTCTGGGCTTGCTGGATCTAAATCAAACTCTAAATTAAGTGTTTCAAAAATATCGGGTGGTGTGTACCATTCAACGCTATCGCTTTCTCCTGAATGTTCTACAAAGCCCTGTCTCATTACTAGATATTTCCTCTATTACAGTCATAACATAGGCCAGAAGTCCCATCTAAAGGCTCCATCCTTTGACACTGCTTACAATACCAACTTGGTTCTTTACTCGTCATCATCCTCCAATAACTTTCCTTGTGTTCTCTTTGGTATAGGTCTTTCACTTTCTTTTTCAATAATGTCCCAACCTTCTTTAGTTACAAAGTATTGTTTTGACCTACCTTCTCCTTCTTGTCCTACAAGCTCATCTCTAATCAACTGAGCTTTAGGACGCTCAAATTTTCCGCCCTCAAGGTTTGCAGCTTCTCTCCAGGCTTTATTAAAGAATTTTTCTCCTCTATGGGTCGTAATATCTCCCAAGGCCTTAAGTAAGGTAAAGTCTCTAGCTTTAACTCCTTGTTGATATGCAGTAAGGTACGCAGAACCTGAATCCTCATCAGCACTTATTACCATAGACCAAGGTTTAAATGGTTCAGCATCCTTTTGTTTAGTACAACTCATCTCAATAAAAGATTCCCCACTTGTTGTTAACTGTATAGTCGTATCCGCAGAAGCCCTTATCACAGATGAACCTCTCATTGATTCTCCAGATTTTGTGTCGTGGTGCACTGCTAGAATGGCAGCACCAAAATTTTGTCTAAGTGTATCTATCATACCTACCACTTGGCCCATATCTTGTTGTAGGTTTTCATTCGCACCTACCGTACATCTCTGTAATGTATCAAAGACTATAAGTCCAGGGTTTATTTGCTCTACTAGATCTAAAAAATCTAATTGTTCCTGTGTAGGAACTTTTCCTACAGGGGCAAATAAGGGTACAGCGCTCGTGTAATAGAAGACAGGGGGAAACGTGGAGGCGTTCCTCTTATTCTTCCAGGCGGTTACACGAGCACCTAAGTACCCTATTCCTTCAGCTAATACGTATAGTACGGTCTTTTTTTCGGTTTCCCTACCAAACCATGACCAACCATTAGCTATAGTATTTGCCCAATCTAAAGATAAGAAAGTCTTACCGACACCTGCATCACTATGCAGAACCGTAAAACCTTCTTCCATAATAAAATCTTCAATGACCCAATTTGGGGGTTTCAACTTTGTGACGTCAGATCCCTTAATTGTTTTTAAGGGTTTATAGTTTTCTTGTTTCCTATGATGTTTTAATAAAAGTTCCAGTTTTTCTGGTTGAATCATTTTTTGCCTCCACTGTTATTTGTAATACTAATGAAGTCAAGATTTTATGCAACTAAAAGAAAAAAGAGCTGGAGGGCTTATTTCCAACTCTTCTTTCAAAGGGGGAAATCAATGAATGCTATTGATTTCTGTAATTTAACTATACACTAGGTACGTTTTTAGTCCAACTACTTTTGGACTAAGTGGACTAAAAAGTTAGTCCAGATTAGGTTGGACTAACTTTCACAATTAGGCATTGGGTATATCCAATAAACCCAATGATTAGTACGGTTTTTCAAATGCCAGAGTTAGTCCACTTATGTCCACCCTTTAGGGTGGACTAAGGGACTAAAGGGATAGGTTAATTCAAGGGGGTATAAATTAAATAAGTCAATATATAGCTATATATAAGCGTTTATATAGGGTTTTTACCTAAATTTAAGGGTTTTCGCAAAATTAATGTGGGGACTTTCTCTAGTGGTGGGAATGGCCTTCCC